GTCTCAGAAACCAAAGGCTAATATTCCGAATGCGCATACTGGAGAGCCTTTTAATGTAGATTGTTATATTAGAAAGAATCCAGAAGTAGCATCTGCAGCAGGAAATGATAAGGATAAGATCACAACTCACTGGATTGAAATTGGTTCAAAGAATGGTTTTGACGCAAGTTGTGGTCCAGCAAGCACAAGAGAAGAAATTTTAAAGAAGATGGAAGAGCAAGCTAAAAAAGAAGCTTCATCTGAAGCACACAAAGTTGTTTGTGCTGCTGCTGACAAATTTTGGGATCAAGGAAAATTAGAATGTGATGGAACTCGTCATGCAGATGGTCGTAATAATGCTGAAGCTGCTTTATGTAAGCAACAAGGAAGCCATTGGGAGACTATAGGTAGTAAATCATTCTGTAATAAGTGGCGCAATAAGGATAATAATATTAAATCTAAAAAAGAACTTTGTAATACTATTAATGGATATTATGCTAATAACAAATGTGATCTAAGCAAGAATGTAGATGGAACTCCTAAGAATGATGCTGATTATTGTGTTGGATATAATAACTTCTATGATCCAAAGACCAATAACTGTGATATCAGAAAGGACAGAGAAGGAAGAAATAAGTCAGAAGAAGAAATGTGTAGATCGGATGGAAATTATTGGGGTGTCTTTTTGAAAATAGTTCGTTCATCATACCATCACGGAAATAGCATAGATACGACTGAACAGGTTAGAAGCAAGGTTCGTGGAAATACATTGCCTTCATTTAAGATTCAGGATTTCCTTAAGGAATTTAATATTGGTGATCCATTTAGGGGTCGTCTAAAACATTTTGGAATTACTTACATAGATAATGATGGTAAGGAAAAGAGCATTACAGTAAATGAGAATGAAACAATGCCTGAAATTAAATCAAATCATGGAACTCCAGGATGCCATATTTCGCATTATCCTGATGCACGCATTAAAGGAAAACAATCTTATTGCCAAACAACTCTACACGGAACTCTACGCTATAATCGTTATTGTGACGATCAATTAGGACGTTTCCCCACAACGTATGGTCAGATGGAGACTGTTCTAAGAGATAAAGGTCGTATGATCGCCGCAAATGAAGATAAGGATTTAGTAAGAATTAAAGGAAATGCAAAGCCTTCTAAGTCACTCACATTTTATTATGCAAATTGGTGTCCTCATTGCAAGCCACTGATCCCAATGTTTAAGGCGCTTAAGGTTCCAGGAGTTCAGATTCGTATGCTAGAAGAAGCAGAAAATAATGAATTCAAGGTAGAAGGTTATCCCACCATTGTCTACCGTGATGGTAAGTCAATGGAGAAGTATAATGGACCTCGCACCAAATCTGGAATTGTTAATTTCCTAAAAAATAAACTATAATACTATCAAATGGAGAGCTTTGAGGAAGAGTTCAAGAAAATGCAGCGTTTAGCTCGGACTGAAAAAAGAATTCTTACTGCTCGTCGTGCGCTTGAGACCCAAAAGCGTGCCAAGATTAAGCCTAGCGCAATGAATCCAGTTCTACTTAACTCACCTCTTAAGGGTGGAGATGCGATGAATGTTGATCCTCCTCTCAATCTATATTGGCCTATGAAATAATTATTCTGAATCAGAATCTACTACTTCTTCACTTGATGATTCATCTGATGTTTCAACAACACTATCCAAATGACTCCTTAGACGCTGAAGAATAGAAGCATAACTGATGTTATTCTTTAGCTGGCGCCAGATCTCTTCTCTAATTTCCTCCTCGGCTTCCTCATTCAGACATGCATTAATAGCCTCAAAATGAGTAATATTGTGCTGCTCCTCCTCAGGAAGCATAACAATCCAAGAAAAAATCATATCCTCGACAGCCTCCTCGTAGTCCATTTATACTAGTAAAGTTATTTAACTTCTAAATGTTTACACGCTTTATTATAAAATTCATCATTCATTTCAATACCAATTGACTCAATACCAAGTTTATTAGCAGTGAAGCAAGAGGTAAAACTCCCAGCTGTCGGATCGAGCATTATTCCTGGATTAGGACAATACCGCTTTAGTAACCATTCGTATAATTCTGCGGGTTTTTGAGTTGGGTGATTTCCTTTGCCCTTCTTATTAGTTATTTCAATTACAGATTTGACACAACGCTTTCCTTCATTAGATTGTTTAGGAGTATTACCTTCAATATCTGTGCGCTTATAATAGGCTCCTTTCTTAGCAAAAACATAAATCATTTCGTGCGATCGCAAAGGCATTTTATTAGCCATAAGAAATCCCGTTCCACTAGGTTTACTCCAAACCAAATCATATCGAAACCAATCTGGATTTGATGCTATAAGTTCTGCTCCAAACTTAGTAGTGCAGAACATAAGAACTGGTGTGTGATCGTCCTTTGCTAATCGTTTAATTTGAGTCCAAAACAAATCCAGATTTAATTTGATGTCCCACGAGCAACCAGCTATAACTCCTTCAGTTTGTTTAATTTTTGTTCCTGTGTCTTTCCCATTTTGGAATCTTCGTCGTTTCTTTTCTTGTCCACCACCACCAGTTAAACATCCATAAGGTAGATCACAGATAAAACAATCAACTGATTTATCTGGGAGAGTTTTCATCACTTCTAAGCAATCACCTTTGAGGAAGTTCATTTGTATATGTAAAGTTAGTCTTTTTTAAGCAGATTACACTTGACACCATGATCCTCCACGAACATGTTCCTTTCCATATTTATTGATATACTCATCTGTAATTAGATTTTCAAGACCTAGACTGGCATTAACGCGAACTTCAACAATACCAATTGGCTTGTGAAGTTTAGTCCATCTAGCGCCATGACCTTGACAGTGCTGAGCATAACGAAAATTAAGATTATAAGTAATACCTATATAATACTTCTCATTCTCTAGTTTCAAAACATAAAGCAGAGGTTCAACTGTTATTGGTTCCATTTCTATGTAAAGTTATTTAACTTTTAAATGTTTACAGTTATCAATGGACTATCATAAGAAATACTATCAAGCGCATAAAGAACACTTAAAAGAATATAATAATAAATATTACTATGAAAATTGGGAAACATTAAGACTAAAACAAAAAGCATATTATGAAAAGAATCGGGAAAAAATAATAAAAAGTAAGGCTAATCCAAAACATAAACCTATTGAAATAACACATAATTTGATTGTTAAGTTTGATTAATTTTTTTATGTTTTACGCATAATGCTAAATGCCAAGTCAAAAACAACTCCATATTAAAAATTCACAATCATTGAAAAACACCTAGAAAGAGAATGAAAATATATCAATCTAAAAGCATTAATCGGAAAAAGTAATTTAAATAATATCTTATTATATAAAGTAAAATGGACGAGGTCGAACGTGTTTACAGTTGTAATCTTTGTGTTTTGGAATTTGTAAGTCATGGTCAGTATATAGAGCATATTAATACTGATTCTGATCATGAAAAAAAGCATAATGCAGCCTTATATAAAGCTCTTAATTGTCAGAAATGTGATGTTCAATTTGAAGATAGACGCGCATTTGATAGACATTGTTTAGGTAAGAAGCATATTGAAGGGCATTATAGCAAGGAAGATTTATATTGTAACAAATGTAATACTCAATGTCAGAATAAGGCAAAATGGGACCAACATTTAAAAACTAAAAAACATTTGAATGAGGAACCAAAACTTACAGAAGAGGAATTATATTGCAATAAATGTCATACACAATGTCATAATAAGTCTGAATGGGATAAGCATATTCAGACTAAAAAGCACACTATCGAACGTTTCACAGAAAAGAAATGCGATGCATGTAATATTATTATTCTAAATAAGATATCTTGGGAGCAACATCATAAAACCAAAAAACATCTTAGAAACACTAATACAAATGCAGAGGGAATTTCCGGAACAGTATTCGAAACCTGTGATAAAAGCACTCAAAGCGATTAGCTTCGGTGAGCCAAACGTGGTTGGTTCTTCTGCAGATCATCGTATCCTTTTTTCAGCAGACTACGATCTTATGGAGTCTATTATAGTTACCCGCAGATCTACGGAACAATTCCAGAAAAAGATACAAAAAATACAAAAGATTGGAAAAATTATGGACATGAAAATTGGTGAAATTAGCGAATGGAATCTTCTTAAAAAACCCTATATCAAAAACGGAACTGTCAAGGACTATAATCAAAAAGATGAACTAGCGCATCTTTCAAAACTTTGGCAGTCTGAATTTATTACACACGATGAATTTATGGCTGCTTCCGATATGCTCAAACCACACCTAACAGCCATTGAATATCTCAATGCAAAAAAAGAACTAAGATTTGGCCTTCTTCGGTGGACTCCAGCTGAAGTCAGTAAGGGATACAAAGAACTAAGAAACGAGAAAATAATGTATTTAGAAGATGCTTTTAAAACTAAGGGAATTACTAAGATAGACATAATTGCCTGGATAACTAATAAGTATGTGGAGTTATCTAATATTATTTTTTGGACAAATCGTAGTGGAAAGCCTTATCCTTATATACCATCTGTCAAGAGAGCAATTGAAGAAGACATCCTTCTATATGAAGCTGAAGGAAACTATGTCAAAGTGGCAAAGAGAATCTACTCGCTGGCTAAACAATATAAGGATAAGGGTATACAAGATTCTATTACTGATATTCTTAACTCTCCACTTGGTCAACTATATATGTTAACTGCAGATCTTGAAGTCCTAGAGGAATTCCCTCAAGCAGTAACACAATCCCGCAAGCGCAAACAGCTAGACTATCTTAAAGATTACTTCGCTAAACTATACTTCCCTGAACTAAATAAGGCAACACCAAATCTGGATTTGTTACCACTTCTAAAAGAAGTCCTTCAAAGGGAATGTAAAGATGAACTAACTAAGCATAAATTACTTCCAATTCCTAGAGATTACAGAATTTAATTCAAAATTTCGTAAAACTATAATTAAATAAAGTCTTAGCTTGGAAACAAATGACTTCCAAGGTAAAGCTAAATTTTGATAAATCCAAGGATGCTGAACCGATCGCGGTCGTTTCTGGGGGAGAATATAATAAGGATGTTCTTTATTTGCATACTAAGGACGGTAAGGTAACTAAGAAGAAGGGTCTTCAAGAGCTTGAAATAGGTAAGCATCGGTTATCAAAGCTAAGTCCTCGCAAGCAGTCAGAAGTCATGCGCATTCTTCAGGAAGCCTATCGTCGTGGAATTCCACCAGAGCATTTGAATCTAGATGTTGATGGAGCCGAGGAGGCCTATCGTGAGATGCTGGGTGAGGTCGAGGAGTCTGGTTCTTCTAAGGTCAAGCTTCCTCCTGGGTCGACCTTTGAGTTAGTGCCAAGTTCAGATCCAGAGAAGAGACAAATCTTCTATATTGCTGGTGCTTCAGGATCGGGTAAGTCTCATATTGCCAAGCGTCTTGCTTCGGAATATCAGAGGATGTATCCAAAAAGAAGTGTATTTTTAGTTTCAAAGCTTAAGGAGGATGCGACTCTGGACTCTATGGAAAATCCACCGGTGAGACTTAAGATTGAGAAGCTGGTTGAGACTCCTCTAAAGGACCTTGAACCTCTGCGCGAGAGTCTGATAATATTTGATGATTATGACACCTTGGAGGGTAAAGAGGGCAAGACTGTTCAACAGCTGATCGACGATATCTGCATCATGGGGCGTCACACGGTTACGAGTATCCTCATCCTGTCTCACCATTTATCTAACTTCAAGAAGACTCGCCTTTGTCTTACAGAGGCAACTAATTTTGTGCTTTATCCGCAGTCTACTGGCGCTCATGCATTGAATTACTTCTTGAAGACATACGTTGGTATGGGCCCTAAGGAAGTAACAGCTCTTAAAAAATCAGGTTCGAGATGGCTTATGATCCATAAGAATTTTCCAATCTTTTATGTGACTGAAACCGAGGCTTCTCTGATCAATGAGGATTAATCACACATATTCTACTTTATAACCCTTGTGTAGTGGAGTTGTTTTTGGTTTATAATATTTTAATGTTCCATTTTTAAGTCTTTTAGGTTCTGCTTCTTTATGAATTGTTGCTGTAAATTCATCTTTGACAAAATTATACTGTCCAGCAATTTCTCCATCTTGGCGTTCACTCCAAAATAAAGTTCCTACTACATTCTTTCCAGAAACTTCGCCGTCACCTAATAATTCTCCATTTTCAAATGCTTTAACAGTAGACTTTGCGCCATCCTTATGGATTTGGAATACTAGTGTGTTATGGGACTTTGTAATATGCTCTTCTAGATTAATGAATTCCTTATTACAAATTGGACATGTGTGTGTAGCCTTTTTCGGAATCCTTTTTAGTGCCTCTTGTCTTCTAATTGATGCAATGTCTTGCATTTCAACTACTGGAACACGTGGCTTTAGTTTGCGCTTAGGCTTCTCCTCCATTTCTACTGATTGAATAGGTGTAAAGTCCTCAATCCGTTTTTGAGGAGCCTGACCTGTTTTAGGTCTCAACTTGCGCTTTGGTTTTTCTATCAGATCAAGAACTTCCTTATATTCGGTTGTTCCTTTGCGTGGAAGACACCAGGCAGATTTTCCGGCATTATATTTCTTTAGAGCATCCGTATACTTCGATCCGCCACAAATATGACATTTCATTTATTTAAGACTAACCATAATATTATGTTCTATCTTAATTCCTGGTTTAGGATGATTTTTTCTATATTTTTCTTTAGCTTTCTGACTAATGTATTCCTTATTCTTCTCGCGCCAGCGTTTCTTATATTCACGGATTTTCTCCGGATTTTCAGAAGCCCATTTTTTTAAATAATCCATTTTTATTTATAACCACCACACTGTTTACATTTTTTAAGCCCCTTTCCTTTTCCTTCTGGGCGCTTAACATGACCGTAAACCTTAGACCATATTTCGTCTGCCTGTCTTTTTTGATGTAATACTTCTGATTTAGATAATTTTAGATCTTCATGGCATTTATCAAGAGCAGCCTGTTTTGTTCTAACCTCAGCTTCCTTTCTTTTAAGTTCCTCTCCCATTCTCATTAGATCAGCTGGCCCAATAGCCGGAACAATATTTTTCATAGCCGACATTTATCTTTATCCATTAATAAAAGTTGGAACTTCTACACTACTAGAACCTTTCATATATTCATGCTGCATTCCTGAAGTATGACCCATCTTCTCAGCATCGTCATTCATTTCCTCAACATCATACTTAGAAGATAGATAAATGTGACGTAACATAGTAGCGCCAACATTCTTACCAAAAATACGGTTCAGAATCCGAGTGATCGAGTTAACTGAGGGAAGAGCCATACCCTCTGAATCAACTAGAAAGGTAAATGGCTTCTTCTTTCCAGGATGTCTGCTCAAATACAGATTTATTGACTTAACCAAATCAACAGGAACCTCAAAGGATTGCTCACCATGCGCCTTAGCTGTCTTGTATTTATTAAACACAAACCGATTAGTATCGGTGATATAGTAATTAAATTCAGTATCCTTTGCCTGGGCAGAAGTCTTGACTACCTTCATAAACTGATAGTCCTGATTTCTACGAGGAGCAAACTGAGTATATAGAGACAAAACCATAAAAGAAAGAAGAACATTCCAATCAGCTGTAGTCAAATCCTTTTTCTTTACAACTTCCTGAGCTTCCTCGTGCAGACGTTTCTCGTGACCCTTGACGACCTCCCAATGAAGCCAATTATCTTCTTGTTTATCAGTCTTTTGCGACGAATCGCGACCATTAAGATCATTAGCCTTCTCCATCATACGATTATACCAATAGGCAAAAATCTTCTTATAGGCTGATTTTTGACTGTATAGGGAGAGTGTGCTAACAATAGTCGATAGAATTGTTTTCTGTGTCGACTCCGCATACTCAGAAATACGATTCTCAACACTTTCTACGTTCTTTAGCCAAGCCAGATTTGTGAATGGACGCTCTGAATTCAGACCATAAAGAGTTCGAATATATTGCGATGCAGTGATCTCAGCAATCTCACGCTTCTCCCTTAACTCTTTGTGAAGTTCCATCATGAATGTAGTAATCGACTTCATTTTATATATATTACTCTAGAAAAATGTAAATACTAAATCGCGGCGACCTTTCCTTTAGTATCTACTAAATATTCACTAAATTTAAGAGATGGATGTTTTTTCTTGATTAATTGTTTAAGTTTATCCATACACTGGATGTGAATTTCTGGATCGAGGTCTGTCTTTAGATTAAAAGTGGCCTTATACATACCACAATCTAGGTGGTCAAAGCACCAGACTTCTTTGATTCCGTGTAACTTTATTCCAAGAGCCAAATTATCAAAGAAAGTATCACGCCATTCCTTTTTTTGAGCTCCGACAGATGCGCCAGCAAGAACAAAGAGGTCATAATCTTTATGGAGTTTCTTTTGCTTCTCTAAAAAATGCGTAACATCATAGTTATAACGTGGATCAATGCAGGTGATAACAAAAACAGAAGCCTTACCTCTAGCATATGGATCAGGACGTATTCCTCCACAGTCCTTACAAGACATCTTTTAATTTAGAGCATCATTTTATTTTCTCTTTAATTGTCTAGCAGGTAACTCTGGAGGTGTATAAGCTAATTCTGGTGGTGGTGATGGTCCGTAATTTGATTCTACTGTTTCTGATCCTGGAGGTGGAGGTGGAGCTCTTTCTGGAGGTTGTCCTGGAACTCTTCCTGAAAGTCGTTCTAGAGCTTCTTCAAGAGGTGAAAGTGGAGCTGGAGCTGGAGCTGGAGCTGGAGCTGGAGCTGGAGCTCTTGGAAAAATAACTCTTTCTAATCCCATAAATGTTCCCATAACATCATTTAATTCTTCCTGTGCAATTTTTTGTTTTAATTCGACAGAGTTCATTTTATTATATTTATTACCAATATCTGTTAATTCTTTACCTATATTTCGTTCTACTCCCATATACTTAACTCTACTAGTTAATACCATTATTTGTTGCTCTCGAGTAAGAAGACGGACTATATTTCCTACTAAATTTCTTATGTCAGAATTTTTTACATTTCCGTGTTTAAGTTTTAATGCTTCTTTTTCAAATTCTTCAGGAGTTATTCCACCAGTTAATATTTTTGCCGCAAATCGAGGAAATCTCTTTAATCCTCTACCTCTACCCAATATACCTTCTAAGGGTCTAAAGAGTTTATCTAAAAACTGTTGTTCGGTTAAGATCCATACTAATTCATCAGGTGTGAATCCTCTTTCTGCAGCTTTTTCTTTAAGTAGTCTATCATATTCAGCATCAGACAAATGACTATTACAAGCGCGTAATAGAGAATGTCTTTCGCATATTGGAGCTGCTGTTTGATGTTTTCCCGTATTCTCTGAAATAATCTTTCCACATCTTTTTTTAAGATAAATTTGAAGATCTAGGGGTAATTCCTTAAGTGGAGCACCAACAGAATTATAATATTCAGCACCACCTGGTTGACATACAAGCACTACTCTATGAGCTAGCTGTTCTTCATCTCCTTTATAATGAGCATAAGTAACAAGAAGTGATCTAGGGAATTCATCGGATTTCTTAATTGAAAATTTAAATTTTTTACCATCCGAACTTACACTCTCTTGCCATGGTGTTTCTTCCTTAAATCCATAATTAGCATCTAATATTTGTGTCTTCAAATTTACTTCTCTATATAAATGTTGTGTTTTTACTTTTATGCCTGGAAGAGATGCATGTGTGCGACTAATTTGTCCAAGTTGATGAGCAAATTCACTACCAGGTCTTAATTTTTCAAGTCTATCAGACATTATTTTAAAAAGTAGTGCACGTCCGCTTTTATTTGTAGGACTGAAATATTGGCCTGGACTATATTCTTCCTCTTTATGTTCAGTCATATATGCCTCAAGTCTTGCAGTAAATACAGGAGCTAGGGTCAATATGGTTTCAGCAGTTGGATTTTCAGCAATTTTAGCAAAATATTCTTGAGCCAGTTCATCAATAAAATCAAAGTCTATCTTATCTCTTTCTGCTGACTTTACTCCAC